GCTACAAGGGTCACACCTTTCTGGTGGAGATTAAAACGGACTCTAAAAAGCGTTTAACGAAGCTACAAGCCGACTTTTTCGAGAATTGGTCAGGTAGTACCTTGGCAAGAATAGATTGCCCAGAAGCGGCTCTACGAATGATTGGAGTAGTCAAATGAGAATAGTTTGTTGGTTTTCCTGTGGTGCTGCTAGTGCAGTAGCTACAAAGTTAGCGATAGCTGATAACGCTGGCAAGTTGCCTTTAATCATTGCTTACACAGAAGTTAAAGAAGAACACCCAGACAATATGCGTTTTCTTAAAGAATGTGAAAAGTGGTTTGGTCAAGAAATACAGATTTTGGGTAATGACTTTTACGATAGGTCAATTTATCGTGTGTTTGAGAAGAACTACATTCGCACACCCAAGGGCGCACCATGTACCAGAGCCTTGAAAAAGCAGATTAGAGAGCGTTTTGAGGAAGCTACTGACAGACAAGTCTTTGGTTACACGGCTGAAGAACAGGCTCGACTAGACCGATTTATTGATGCCAACAACGATGTAGATATTTGGACTCCATTGATTGACAAGGGTTTAAGCAAAGAGGATTGCTTGGGGATGCTTAAAAATGCCAACATTGAATTGCCAATGATGTACAAATTGGGTTACCACAACAACAACTGTATTGGTTGTGTCAAGGGTGGTATGGGGTACTGGAACAAGATAAAAGTTGACTTTCCTGAGCATTTTGACCGCATGGCAAAGTTGGAAAGGTTTAAAAAGCAAACAATCTTTAAAGACCGCTATCTGGACGAGTTAAAGCCAACAGACGGAAACTATCCAGAAGAACAACAAATTGAATGTTCTATCTTTTGCCAGCTTGCAGAGGAAGAATACAAATGAAAGCACCATACAAAGCCATTGAATACATCATTGAAAATTCATGCAAATATGCGGAGGCTAAAGCACAAAGAATCTACCTTGAGGAATTCCGCAAAACTAAGAAGGCTCTACTAATGAAGGATGCTTTAGCCAGAGGGATAGATTCTGCTGTGGCTCAAGAGCGTGAAGCCTATGCACACATTGAGTATGCTGACTTGCTCAGAGGATTGATGGTAGCCATTGAGAAAGAAGAAACCCTCAAATGGATGCTGGTGGCTGCCCAAATGAAAGCTGACATATGGAGGTCTGAGCAAGCAAGTGAGAGAGTTGGCGTAAAAACTACAGAGTAGGTATAAACACCTAGTAAATATTGTGTTTAGTTTGCTATACTTGCGTCAGCCCAAGCAATTCGCAAGGGTACTTTTAAGGATACAAAATGCAATACGAATTTGACACAACAATTGGTGAAGGCTCTGTAATTGTTACTGTCGTGATGACATACGAGCGTGACGAAGAAGGCACTTACAACGAGAATATTGATGAAGTCTGGTTTGAAGGACGTAACGTAATGGGCATCTTTACTGACCAGCAGTTTAAAGAGTTAGAGATTGAGGGCTGTATGCGTCTTTCTAAGCACATTTTAGAAGAAGCAGACGAAGCCAAGATAGCGGCTTACGAAGGTTGATATGAATAGAGAAGACGTTATTCGCATAGCAATAGAAGTTGGCTTTTATGATGATGAAGTTAATAAATGTCAATTGATGCTTGAAAGATTTGCCTATCTGGTTGCTCAACAAGAACGAGAGCGTATTGCTAAAAAAATAGAGCAATTACCTTTTGGAGATACTGCTGCTAGTTTTGGTGTTTATGTAAGAGAAGCATGAACAACAGACCCAATAACAGGGAAAGACTCCACTTGGCAAAGATTAAAGAAATGCCTTGTGGGGTCTGCAATGCTTCTGGGCCAAGCGATGCACACCATATTGTTCAGCATAACCAATACTTATGTATTCCTTTATGCAAGGATTGCCATACAAATAATTTCTTGGGTTTGCATGGGCAAAAACGTAATTGGGCTATTTTTAAGCAAGATGAAATGTCTGTGCTAAACGAAACGCTTGCAAAACTTTTTAATTAGCGCACAATGGACGCACTCAGTTGCCATTGAGACTTTAGAGAGATTTGCTTCTCTCTTTTTTTTGTGAGAAAATAGCACAAACTTCACAGGGATAGCTATGAGTGGCTTACTAGAACCTTCAGTAAAAATTGAGATTGAGATACAAAGCCAAGAGAAAAAAGGCGAAGCGTGTCCAGTTGCCACAGGTGACGTAGAAGTCAATCTTGAGTGTCGTCAGAAAGCCATCGACAAGGCTAACTACGGCCCGATGAATCCTAACGAGCCAAGCATGGAATACTGGCGTGACATTTCTAAGGCTTGGAGAATCTCACCAGCACAGGCTAAAAAGTCTCGTTGCGGAAACTGCTCTGCCTTTATCCAAACCCCTAAGATGCTTGCTTGCATTGAATCAGGCTTAGAGATGGGCGGTTCAGAGATGGATGCGTGGGAAGTCATTGATGCTGGTGACTTAGGTTACTGCGAAGTATTTGATTTTAAGTGTGCTTCCAAGAGGACTTGTGAGGCATGGATTAGTGGTGGGCCGATTACTGAAGATTCCGAGGAAATGTCTGAAACTATGGGAGAAGACAATGGGGACGACTAATATGCAAGCTGCTGAAATGATGGGTCTTTATTTGGATAAAGCCTCCAAAAAGAAACCAATGCCTAAACCTATGCCTGTGCGTGGTGAACGTACTGCTAAAAACGCACAAAAGAAGCCTAAAAAATGAAAATGACAAAAGCTGGTCAGAAGAAAGTTGGCAAGGTTATGGGTGAGTACAAAGAAGGTACTCTACACTCAGGTAAAGGCGGTAAGGTTGTAAAGAGCCGTGACCAAGCTATTGCTATCGCTATGGCAGAAGCTGCTAAGAAAATGGGTAGGATGAAGTAATGGCTGACTTGAGGGCTACTCCGTACGCTAACCCACTTACAGGGCTAACTAACGATGCTATTCAAGGCTTGCTTGCGTTCATGCAAGACAAGAGACGTACTCAGCAACTGCAAGGTCTGGGTAATTTGTTGGAAAGCACAGGAATCCCTAAGACAGTAGAACGAGCAGCATACGCAGATAGTCCTAGAGGCTTGCTAGACGCATTGACCAACGTCAACAGGGCTAACGTACCATTGTTAAAGCCAGAGACTGCTGAAGCTGCAATGACCCTTGCGCCATTTGCTGCACCCGTTAACAAAGCGTTAATGCAAGCTACTAAGGGTTTACCAGTAGGCGCAAGTATTCAAGATGTTGGTGGGCTTTTGGGAAAACGTACTCCATCACAATTTGTTCCTAATGTTGAAGCTGGTAAAGAAATGATTGTTCACCACAACATTTCACCAGAAAAACTAGCACGAGTAGAAAAAGTAGGCGGTATGCCTGTGCCATCTGTAGCTGTTTCAAATGTAGAAAATCCATTAACTTCTTTTGGAAACATCTCATTGATAGGCGATAAGTCAATGGCTATACCATCAGCTAAAAATCCTGTTTATGGATTTGACGCTTACACAGCCAGAACACCCGAGATTGACTTTAAGTTTGATGCGAAAAGCGTTAAAAATATAGATAACTACTTTTCAGATGTTGCTAAAAAAATACCAGATGGTGACTACACAGTTGACAGGTTAAAACAAGATTGGAAATATCGGTTTGATTCTGATATTTACAAGGCAAAGTTCCTTGATGAACAAGGTATGTTGCCAGACCCTAAAGATTTTGGAAAAGAAACTTGGAAGTTTAATCAAGAAGTCAACCAACGAGTAAGAGATTTAAGACCACAGTTTGAAAGTTGGTCTGCAAATATGGATAACACATTAGCTGAAGCTGGTGTAACTCCAACAGAACGAATCTTTAGGGGTTATACAGATTCTGGTAACAGACGCTATGCAGACGCAACATTAGACAATCTTGTAAAAGAGATGAAAGGTGGTGCTGGCGCAGAAGGCTTCTTCTATGGAGTGGGTAACATTCGTGCTGTAGCTACACCTAAGTTTAAGAACTTTGAGCAAGTAAAGGCTGCACGAGAAAATATTGTTTCGTCTAAAGACTTTGAGCCAGTTAAGAAGAAAATTAACGATGCTTTTGAAGACTTAACCGACAGGATGAGAAATTTAGAAGGCAATAACAATTACGCATATAAGCCAGAAGACGCTTTATATGAACTAGGTCAAGTCAAGAATGTTAACTTTTTAGACAAGATTTACAAGGATGTTCCAGAGGCATTGAAGGCAGATGTTCAGATTTTTATGAACAAAGTCAAATCAATGCCTACTGAATACTTTGAGATTAAGCCTCAAAGAGCCGTACAAGTAAGTGAGTTTGAAGGTGCTATTGTTCCTAAAGATGCGCCTCAGAAGTCTATTAACTATCTGAAAAGCCAAGGAATTGATAAGATTTACTTCTACGAAACTCCAGAAGAACGGACACAACTTTTCAAACAGTTTGGCGATAAGATGTTTGCTGCACCAGCGTTACCTTTGGGTGCAACTGGTTTACTAGACGAAGAAAAGCGTAAAGAAATCCAAAGCCTGTTAGAATAAAGTATTACTTAACCTTGACCAACCCTAGAGGAGTCAAACAAAATGAATAAATTAGAGGTAGGATATTCCGAAAACCTAACCAATAAAGGTAGAGGAAGACCCAAGGGGGCTGTTAATAAGGTCACCAACGAGTTTAGGGAGACAGTTAGATGTCTACTAGAGGATAACTCTGAAAATGTCTCTAAGTGGCTTACATTGGTTGCAGAGGGAGATGAGTTAAAAGAAATTCGTCCTGACCCTTACAAAGCCTTAGATATGATTTCTAAACTGGCTGAGTACGCAACACCAAAGTTGGCTAGAACTGAGTTAACTGGCGACTCTAACAAGCCAATTGAGCATAGAGTTACATGGGCGAAATAGTCATTCCCTATAAGCCAAGGGAACACCAACTAAAGGTTCACGAGTTACTGGAAGGCAAACGCTTTGCAGTAGTTGTTGCACATCGAAGGTTCGGCAAGACTGTTGCAGCACTTAACCACTTAATCCGTGAGGCGGTGCTAAACGAGAAAGAAACACCTAGATACGCTTACATTGCGCCTACCTATGGACAGGCAAAGCGTGTAGCTTGGGACTATCTCGTTAAATACACTACTCCGCTAGGCGGTACTAACAACATATCAGAGTTACGGGTTGACTTCTGGGGTAGGCGTATTCAACTGTATGGCTCAGACAATCCTGATTCCTTGCGAGGTCAATACTTTGATGGCGTAATCATTGATGAGGTGGGTGACCAGAATCCTAAAATATGGACAGACATTGTTAGACCTGCACTAACTGATAGGAAGGGCTGGTGTCTCTTTATCGGTACACCCAAAGGACACAACCACTTCAAAGAACTGCGAGACAGGGCTAAAACAGAGGATGGGTGGGGTTTGCTAGAGTTCAAAGCCTCAGAGACAGGGGTAGTAGATGACACAGAACTGAAGGCTGCTAAGAATGAGATGGGTGAGGATAAGTACCGCCAAGAGTTTGAGTGTAGCTTTGACGCTGCCGTAGAGGGTTCTTACTTTGGTCAAATCCTCAATGAGTTAGAAGAAAAGAAGCATATGCAGGAGATTCCCAGAGAGGAGTTGAGCAGAACATTTACTGCTTGGGACTTGGGAATGGGTGACTCTACGTCTATCTGGGTGGCTCAGTTAGTGGGTACTGAGGTCAGATTACTGGACTACTACGAGAATCATGGCGTAGGACTAGACCACTACGTTAAGTGGATTAAGGACAACGATTATCTCAAAGCAGAGCATATTCTGCCCCATGACGTTAGGGTCAGGGAACTTGGGACAGGTAAGAGCCGTATGGAAATGCTTGAGGAAGCTGGTTTAGAAGTCAAGATTGCTCCCAGAATGGGACTAGACGATGGCATCCAAGCAGTAAGAAGGTTGCTGCCAAGGTGCTGGTTCAATGTTCCTAAAGTGCAGACAGGCTTGAACTGCCTGAGAAATTACCGCAGAGACTACGATGAGAAGCGTAAGATATTCTATGAGCGTCCGTTACACGATTGGTCAAGTCATGGCTCTGACTCTTTCCGTTACTTAGCCCTTGGATTAGATGAAGGACATTCAACGTGGTCTAAACCGATTAACTCAGCACCGAAATGGATTGTGTAATGTATGTATCAATGCAGGGTGTAAATTTAGCCCCTAAAGTAAAAGAACTTGAAAAGCGTCTTGAAATGTTGGAAAATGTGGTAAAAGCATTACAATTGGACAAACCCCGAATGGGTCGCCCTCCAAAGGACAAGCATGGAACAGAACGAACTGAAGTCAATACTACAGGCAGAGATTGATGACGCTATTGGCTTCATTGAAAGCGAAACTGTTGAACAGCGCAAACAGGCTTTGGAGGCTTATCTTAGGCAGCCATATGGTAATGAGGTTGAGGGTAAGTCTCAAATCGTTACTGGAGAAGTAGCAGAAGCGATAGATGGTGCGCTACCTAGCTTAGTCCGTATCTTCACAGGCTCAGACAATATCGTAGTCTTTGAGCCACAAGGCCCAAGGGATGAAGCCTCTGCCAAGCAAGCTACTGATTACTGCAACTGGGTATTCAACAGGGACAACGAAGGCGTGACCATCCTCCATGATTGGTTTAAAGATGCACTCTTACAAAAAAACGGTATTTTAAAAGCATATTGGGAAGACAAAGAAGACATTACAAAAGAGCGTTACTTTGACTTGTCTAATGACGAGTTAGCGATGCTGATGAGTGATGAGACTATGGAGATTGTCGAGCAAGATACGACAGAGTTCCCAATATTTGACCCTAATGGTCAGCCAGTTATAGACCCTATGGGTATGCCTGTGATGGGTGCTACTCATAATGTTGTGGTGCAGCAAAAGAAGAAATCAGGCAAAGTAACGATTGAGAACGTACCCCCAGAGGAGTTCTTGATTAGCAAGAAGGCTAGAACTATTGCTGATTCACCTTTCGTAGCCCACAGACAGATGTTGACTCGTAGCACTTTGATGGCTATGGGGTTTAACAAGAAGCAGGTAGAAGGCTTGCAGATGGGTGATGCACTAGCGTACACACCAGAGCGTGTGGCTCGTTACGCAGCAGGTGAGCAACCTTACCAAACTCAGACAGATGACCC